CGCCCTGCCTCTCTTTTTGCCGTGAGGGAGAACCCCTTTCTTTTCTTTTATATTTCTTTTCTTTCGGGAGAGGGTGCTATACGCAGGATGTATCTATGTTGTGTGTATGTAACTATACAGAGGGAAGCACAGAAAGGAAAGAGAAAGTTTCCGCGCCCGTGGTGAGAAATAAAAGATGGCGTGTTACCGTCGGAAATAGGAAGCTCGGTTCCCCGAGCGGGGATAAGAATGCTGCGCGATAAGGCCGAGGACGGGGGGCTTGCAGCATAAAAAAGAAAGGCGGTGGCGGCATGGCGAAAATTGGGCATCCTCCCAAATATGCGACGGTCGAAGAAATGCAGGCCGTCATTGACCGATACTTTGAGGATTGCAAAGGCGAGCCAATCATCGGGGACGATGGGATGCCGATCCTCGACAAATTCGGGCAGCCGTTTATCATTCATCAGCGCCCACCGACGGTGACGGGGCTCGCGCTTGCGCTGGGATTTACGAGCAGGCAAGCGCTGCTGAACTATCAGGCAAAAAAAGAATTCGTTGACACGGTTACGCGCGCGAAGGCCCGCATCGAGGCTTATGCCGAGGAACGGCTCTTCGACCGAGACGGTCAGCGGGGCGCGGAATTCAGCCTGCGATACAACTTCCGCTGGGCAAATGACGAGAAAAAGGACGACGGTGGAGAAAGCGTGTGCGGTGTGGCAGAGCTGCCCGCGGTAATGCCTGTTCCTCAGGACGCGGGAGGTGATGCGAATGGCGAAGCGTAGCGTGGTATGGAAGCCGCAGCCCAAGCAGGCACTCTTTATGAGCCGCTGGGAGGACGAGGCTCTATACGGCGGCGCAGCCGGTTAGGCGGGGGAAAATCCGATGCGTTGGTCATCGAGGCATTGCGTCAAGTGGATATCCCGTATTACAAGGCGATCATCCTGCGAAAGACCTTCCCGCAGCTTGCCGAGCTCATCGACAAGACGCTGAACTACTACCCTCGCATCTATCCGGGCGCGCGCTACAACGGCAGCAGCCACACATGGACATTCCCAAGCGGGGCGAAAATACTCTTCGGCTCGATGCAGTACGCAAAGGACAAGATCAAGTATCAGGGTCAGGCATATGACTTTATCGCATTCGACGAGCTGACCCACTTTACATGGGAAGAATACAGCTACCTCTTTTCCCGCAACCGACCGAATGGGCCGGGGACGCGGGTATACATTCGAAGCACGGCGAACCCCGGCGGTGTGGGGCATGGATGGGTCAAGGAACGGTTCATCACAGCAGCGCCGCCGATGAGGACCATCCGCGAGGATGCAGTCGTGCGCTTTCCAGATGGGCACGAAGAACATCGGCAGAAGAGCCGCATCTTTGTGCCGAGCACGGTATTCGACAATAAGATACTGCTCAAGAACGACGACAGCTATTTGACGCGCCTTGCGTCGATGCCGGAGGCAGAGAAGAACGCACTGCTCTACGGCGACTGGGACACGTTCTCCGGGCAGGTGTTTACCGAGTGGCGCAATGACAGCGAACACTACCGAGACCGCATCCATACGCACGTCATCGCGCCGTTTCAGGTGCCGAAGGAGTGGCCGATCTGGTGCGCCATGGACTGGGGCTATTCAAGGCCGTTTGCCATCGGCTGGTTCGCGGTCGACCAAGACAGGCGGCTCTACCACATCCGGGAATATTACGGCTGCACGGGCACGCCGAATGAGGGCGTGAAGATGGAACCGACGGCGGTGGCCCGCGAGATGAAGCGTATCGAGGCCGAAGACCCGAATCTCAAGGGGCGGCACATCTTCCGTGTGGGCGACCCCGCGATCTGGGGCACGCAGGGCACGGAGAGCATCGGTTCGCTCTTTGAGCGTGAGCGCGTCTACTTTGAGAAGGGGGACAACGCCCGTATCGATGGCAAGATGCAGCTGCACAACCGATTCGCGTTCGACGAGAACGGCGTGCCGATGCTGTATATTTTCAACACATGCAAGAATTTCATCCGCACGGTGCCGAACCTTGTCTACGACGAAAAGGATGTCGAGGATGTGAACACCGAGCAGGAAGACCATATTTACGACATGACGCGTTATGTGTGCATGGAGAATCCCATTTCGGCGCGGGAGAATAAAGCGCCGAAGCTGGTCTTGTATGACCCGCTGGACATCAATACGCCGAGCTACGACAGATATGCGTGGTTCCAACACAATTGACAGGAGGGGAAGACATGGCAGGAATGAGAAAATTCCCGCAGACGCAGCAGCAGGCCGACGCGGCTGGCGCTGCTGCGATGTTGGATGCAAAGGCAGAAGCGCCGCTTGTAGGCGCATTCCGCGACAGCGACGCGGCGATGAGCAGCGGCGCAGCCATTGGCAGCAAGGAGATCGGCGACGCCGTAGAAACGCTGCAAAAGTACAAGCAGGGCAAGAGCAACTTCGAGAATCGCATCATCAGCGAGGAGCGCTGGTGGAAGCTGCGGCATTGGGAGGATATTCGACGCGGGACGAAAGATGCGGGGGAATCACCCGAGCCTGCGAGTGCATGGTTGTTTAACTCGATCATGAATAAGCACGCCGACGCGATGGACAACTACCCCGAGCCCGTATGCCTGCCTCGCGAGCAGAGCGACGAGGAAAGCGCGCAGACGCTCTCGTCCGTGCTGCCGGTCATCATGGAATACAACGAATTTGACAGCACATACAGCTTCGAGTGGTGGGAAAAGCTCAAACACGGTGTGGCGATCTACGGCGTGTTCTGGGACAAGGAGAAAGACAATGGGCTCGGCGACATCGCTATCGAGGGCATTGACCCGCTGAACATCTTCTGGGAACCGGGTGTTGAAGACATCCAGAAGAGCCGCAACGTGTTTACGGTGGCGCTCGTCGACCGCGACATCATCGAGGACGAATACCCGCAGTTTGCGGATAAGCTCAGCGGCAGCAGCATTGAAACGGCGAAATATGAGTACGATGACACGGTGGACACGAGCAACAAGGTCGCCGTGATCGACTGGTATTACCGCAAGAAGACCTCAGACGGGCGAACGGCGCTGCACTACGCGAAGTTCATCGACGAGGAGCATATCATCTACGCCAGCGAAAATGACCCCGAATATGCGGAGGGCGGATTTTACGAAGACGGCGAATATCCGTTCGTGTTCGACGTGCTGTTCCCTGAGAAGGGCACGCCCGCGGGCTTTGGCTACACGGCCATCGCAAAGGACCCGCAGCTCTACATCGACAAGCTGTGGGGCAACATCCTCGAAACGTCGATGATGGGCAGCAAGCGCCGGTATTTCGCGAGCGAAAGCCTGAACATCAACGAAGAAGAGTTCCTTGACTGGCGCAAGCCGATCATCCACGTGTCCGGCCAGATCGACGAGAGCAGGCTCCGCGAGGTAACGACGCGCCCGCTCGATTCCATCTACGCGAATATCGTGCAGATGAAGATCGACGAGATGAAAGAAACGAGCTCAAACCGCGACGTGTCTAACGGCGGCACGTCCAGCGGTGCGACGGCTGCGGCGGCTATTTCTGCATTGCAGGAAGCGGGCAACAAGGCGAGCCGCGATATGATTTCGGCGTGCTACCGCGCGCAGACGAAGATCGTGAAGCTGTGCATCGAGCGCATGCGGCAGTTCTACGACGCAGCGCGCACTTTCCGCATCACGAATGAAATGCCTTATGAGTATGCGCAGATCGGCGTGAACGAGCTTGGCGATCAGGTGACAGGCGTGGACAGCCTCGGCAATGACCTGTTCCGCAGACCAGTTTTCGACATTAAGATCAAGGCACAGAAGAAGAACCCATTCTCCCGCGCGGAACAGAACGAGCGGGCGAAAGAGCTGTATTCGCTTGGATTCTTCTCCCCGGACAGGGCGCAGGAAAGCATGATCGCGCTCGACATGATGGACTTTGAAGGGATCGACAAGATCAAGAGCCAGGTCAACGAGGGGGCGACGCTCTACAACGTCGTGCAGCAGCAGAGAGAGCAGTTGCAAAAGGCTCTCGCGGTTATCCAGCAGCTTACGGGACAGGACATGGGCATCGGAATGACTGGCGGCACGCAGAGCGGTGGCACGACCCGCAAGAGCGGCAGCAGCGGCGGAATTGAGAGCAAGAACGCCGACGCACAGAACGCGCAGACACCGTACATGCAGAAGCTTGCCGAACAGTCTAAGCCGAACATGGACACGGGCAGCAGCGCGGCGATGCCGGGGGTGTAAGTGCATGACGATGGTTCACATCGAGCACGAAATCGGCCGCTACATGATCCTGTGCGAAGGCCATTCGGCGGACGAGAAATGCTGCAACTACATTACTGGTGTGATGTACGCTTTCGGTGGCTATGTGAAGAACATGGAAGCCGAGGGAGACTGCGAGGTCTACGGTTTTGAGATCGACGAGGGGGCGCCGCGCTTCCTCATCCACTGCGGCGGCGATGAGCGCATCGAAGCGGCATTCATCGCCGCGTGCATCGGGCTCAAGCAGCTGGAAGACACGAGGCCGGACGCGATCTTCGTGCACGTCAAAGAAAATTAAAAAAATTTTTCTCACCCGTGGTGAGTTGGAGGAAGCCGCATGTTACGCTTTAGGCGTGCGAGTGGCTTCCTCCTATTCATACGCCCGCGAGGGAGGGTCGGCGTTTTTCTTTATCTTTTCGCCGCTCTCCCCTCCCCTGCGGATAATAGGAAGCGCTGCACGGCCTACACGGAGGGCCAAATATCCGCGATTTGACAAGCAGGAGGGATACCATGAACCTCAAAACCACGCTTCGCGTGATCCTGAGCCTCTTTGACGGCGGCGCTGCCGCTGCGGGAGCCGCTGCCGGTGCATCGGGCGGCGCTGAGGGAGGCGCGAGCGCACAGGGCGAGACCACGAAGGCAAGCTCTTCTCCCACCCGGAAGGGCAAAACGGGCGAATACGCCAACGTCGTGTTCGGCAAGCAGGAGACACCTGACGATACGGGGGCCTCTTCTGGCGAGCCGAAGGGCGAGGGCGCGAAGATGCAGCAGCGCGACGCCGGGGCTGCGGGAAAAGGCGGGGAAGACCTGAAAAAGGAGTTCCTTGACCTCGTAAACGGCAAATACAAGGACGTGTACACTGCGGAGACACAGCGCATCATCAATCGCAGATTCGGCGAGGAGAAGGCTAAAGACCAGAAAATCGCCGATTCGCAGCCCATTATCGACACACTGATGCGCCATTATGGCGTGACGGACGGCGATATGAGTAAGCTGCGTGCGGCTTTTGAGGGCGATGCGGCGCTCAACAGCGTGCTCTACAACGCGGAAGCGGAGAGCATGGGCATGAGCGTGGAACAGTACCGCGAGTATGCGCGGATGCAGCAGGAAAACGAAGCGCTCAAACGTCAGGAAGAAGACAGGCAGCGTCAGCAGAAAGCCGACGAGACATATAACGACTGGATTCGTCAGGCGAGCGAGCTGGTCGGCACGGCGGACGCGCCGGGCGAGTACCCTGACTTCGACCTCAAGCGCGAAGTCGCGGAGAATCCGCGTTTCATTGCGATGCTGCGTGCGGGCGTCCCTGTAAAAGACGCTTACGAGGTATCCCATTTAGGCGACATTCAGGCTCGTAGCGCGGCGAAAGCTGCGGCGGAGATGGAAAAGCGCGTGATGGACAACGTCCGCGCGAAAGGAATGCGCCCGAACGAGAACGGAACCACTTCCCAGCCGGGGGTCATTGTCAAGAGTGACCCGAGCAAATTCACGAAGGCCGACCGCGCAGAGATCGCAAGGCGCGTGCGGCGCGGCGAGCGCATCGTATTCTGATGCCCGCCTAATTTACCGACTGTAAGAAGGGAGACAAAACTCTATGAAGAAGTTCAAAGACATTTTCATTCTGCCCGTCATTCTGAGCCTGTTTGAGGGCCAGACGAACGTGACGACCGATTCCGGTCTCTCGGGCGAGATGAAGATCTACTACTGCGACACCCTGATCGACAACGCCGAACCCGAGCTGGTGCATGACCGCTTCGCGCAGAAGCGCAACATCCCCAAGGGCAAGGGCAAGGAGATCGAGTTTCGCAAGTATGATCCGCTGCCCAAGGCGCTCACGCCCATCACCGAAGGCGTGACCCCCAAGGGCCGCAAGCTGTCCATGACCACGCTGACCGCACAGGTCGACCAGTACGGCGATTTCGTCGAGATTTCCGATATCCTCGACCTGACCGCCATCGACAACAACCTGCAGGAAGCGACGGTGCTGCTCGGCTCTCAGGCGGGCCGCACGCTCGACACCATCACCCGCGAGGTCATCAACGGCGGCTCCAACGTCCAGTACGGCGAAGGTCAGGTGACGGGACGCCATCTGCTCGTTGGCGGCGAGGCCACGGGCAACCACTATTTCACGGTGCGTGCCGTCCGCAAGGCGGTTCGCTTCCTGAAAACCATGAACGCCCCTCGCTACGAGGGCTCCTACTGGGCAATCATTCACCCTGACTGTTCCTACGACATTCAGGATGACCCTGATTGGAAGCGCCCGCACGAGTACAAGGACACCAGCAACATCTACGACGACGAGATCGGCAAGATCGCGGGCGTCCGCTTCATCGAGACGACCGAAGCGAAGGTGTTCCACGCTGACGACCTGACCGAGGGCGCACGCGACCTGACCGTCAAGAGCGCATCCGGCAAGGTCCTGACCGTAAACGAGGTCATCACCACTGCCGACGCCGCAAAGCTGGCGGGCCGCGAGGTCGTCATCGGTGGTGCGCTCCTTGAGATCGAGAGCGCCTCGGCTGCGGCTGCTGGCAGCGCGACGATCACGCTGAAAGAAGCGCCTGCTACCACCCCGACGGCGTCGACCGCCATCTATCCGGGCGAAGCCGGTGCGAAGGGCCGCAACGTCTACTCCACCCTCATCATGGGCGCGGAGGCTTACGGCACGACCGAGCTGACCGGCGGCGGCCTTGAGCACATCGTCAAGCCGCTCGGCTCTGCCGGTACGGCTGACCCGCTGAACCAGCGTGCAACCGTCGGCTGGAAGGCAACCAAGGTCGCCGAACGTCTGGTTGAGGCGTATATGATTCGCGTGGAAACGACTTCCACGTTCGATGAGACCCCGCTGACCTAACCACCAAGGGGGCGGCCGCCACTGAAACGGAGGAAAGACCGATGAGCGAAGCAAAGAACGCCGTTGCGGCTGTGAACGCCGATCGCGCGGGCGAGGAGTACGTCAGCGTCCGCCTGTTCAAGGACAGCGGCAAGTACAAGGATGACCTGCTGGTGTGCGTGAACGGCGAAAGCTGCCTGATCCAGCGCGGTGTGACCGTGCAGGTCAAGAGAAAGTTCCTGTGGGCCATCCAGAACCAGATGAGACAGGATGCCTCGACCGCAAATCTCATCCAGACGATGAGCAGCGACTACGTTGAGAGCGCGAAGGCCCATAACGCGTAAGTGAATACGACCGCGAGACACGAAAAATGAGTTGCGACACGGCGCAGCAAGGGACGAAAAAGTCGCTCTTGCTGCGCCGTTTTCCATAAGAGAGGTGACAATATGGTTATTGAAAATGCCTATGCGCTCGAAGAGATCAAGCTCGGGCGCAGGGGAGAGAATCAGGCTCGCAAGGTCGTCTTTGACGTGCTGGGAAAGTGGCGCGAGGCCTATGGCGATGGCGTGGCGAGCCTGATCGTGCAGCGAAACGGCGATGCGCAGCCGTATCCCGTGACGGTGACGGAAGATGACGGCGCGCTCGTGTGGCTGGTATCGAGCGTTGATACGGCGGTGGCCGGTGAGGGCGCGGCAGAGCTGCGCTATACCGTGGGCGATACCATTGTGAAGAGCCAGATATATAAAACACGCGTGCGCGAAACGCTGGAAGACAGCGGAGAGACGCCGCCCCCGGCCTATCAAAGCTGGGTCGATGAGGTTTTGCAGGCGGCGGCGGATGCGGAGACGGCGGTTTCCAAGATGCCCTACGTCGACGAGACCACGGGCAACTGGTTCAAGTGGGACGCCACGGCAGGCGTTTTTGCCGACACGGGCGTTGCCGCGACCGGACCGCAGGGCGAAGTCGGCCCCAAGGGCGACACCGGCGATCAGGGGCCCAAGGGCGAGACTGGGGCAACTGGCCCCAAGGGCGACACGGGCGCAACCGGCGCACAGGGTCCAAAAGGCGAGACCGGCGCAACCGGCGCGACCGGTCCGCAGGGCCCCAAAGGTGAAACCGGCGCGCGCGGCCCGCAGGGAGAGCAGGGCATTCAAGGCGAGATTGGCCCCGCTGGCCCGCAGGGCACAAAGGGCGACAAGGGCGATGCCTTTACCTATTCCGACTTCACGGCGGCACAGCTTGCCGCGCTGAAAGGCGACAAGGGCGATACCGGCCCCCAAGGAGAGAAAGGTGACATCGGCGCGACCGGACCGACCGGCCCCGAAGGTCCGCGCGGCCCGAAGGGCGAACAAGGCCAGCAGGGGCAGACCGGCCCGCAAGGAGAGACGGGGCCAGCAGGCCCCAAAGGGGACACCGGCAAAGGCTTCAAGGTGCTGGGCTATTACGGCACGAAGGCTGCGCTGGACGCCGCGCAGAAAGCGACCGCAGCGGCGGGCGATGCCTACGGCGTGGGCACGGCGGAGCCCTACGACATCTACATTTTCGACGGTATTACCGGCGAGTTCATCAACAACGGCCCCTTGCAGGGCGCGAAAGGTGACACGGGGCCCGAGGGTCCGCAGGGCCCGAAAGGCGATCCCGGCGAGACTGGTCCTCAAGGCCCTGCCGGGGCGGATGGAGCCCCCGGCAAGGACGGCGCAAAGGGCGCGGACGGCCTGCCTGGGAAAGACGGCGCAGACGGTGCGCCGGGTAAGGACGGGACAAACGGACGTGACGGCGTGACGTTCACGCCGAGCATGAGCGACGACGGCGACCTGTCGTGGACGAACGACGGCGGCAAGGCGAATCCGCAGACCGTGAACCTCAAGGGCCCGAAGGGCGACACGGGCGCACGGGGGCCTGCCGGCACTGACGGCGCGAAGGGAGATACCGGACCAGAGGGGCCAAGGGGTCCGCAGGGTGAACAGGGCCCGCAGGGCAAGACTGGTCCG